TAAAATACTACTCGCAAACGTCTTCATCAGGATACTCTCTACAGAAATCTTGTTTAGCCCAAACTCTATATTCCATATTTTTGTTTGATGCTAGTTTCTTTCCATTCTGTTTGTCGAATACACCATCTGGCATTCTTTCTGGTGATTGTTGCCATCTTTTTAATGCGTCATCACCAATCTCGCCTTGGAACGGACAAGGAGTACCTGCCATTCTCATTGCTTCCCAAACTCTTTCGTCTTGACACATTAAAGATACTGCGGCTACTTTCATGCCCATATCATACATTGTTTTGGACAGTTTGATTCTTTCACAATTCATATCTCTAACTGACTTACCAGCCGCCAATCCAAAAATCTGTGTTTGAACTGCGCCACTGACACCAGTAGTACATAAATCTTGTGAGTATGATGAACCAATGCTAGGTGCAATTGCACTAGGTGGAGGAGACTTGATAGTAGTCTCTGACTTGTTGATGTTTTCGTTTCTGTTATTATTCGTATTCTCGCTCTTTACTTCGGATGTTGATTCCGATGTAGAATTATTGTTGTTAGTGTTAGTGTTATTACTTGTGCTGTCACTATTAACACTTTGATTCACATTAGAATTAGAGTTAGAGGTAGAATTCGAAGTTGAATTTACAGTACTATTATTTGTGTTGTTATTATTTGAAGTGCTGTTTACCGTACTATTGTTCGTATTGACATTAGTATTGTTATTTGTATTTGTGGAAGTACTTGTATTCGTATTTACGTTCGTATTGGAATTGGTATTTACGTTTGTGTTACTAGAAGTACTATTTATGGTACTATTGTTATTATTGTTATTTGTGTTTGTGGAAGTGTTTGTATTATTGTTGGTATTGGTGCTGTTGTTCGTACTAGTATTAACATTTGTGTTAGTATTAGTATTGGTGTTCGAACCAGTGTAATTGGTTGTGTTGGTATTAGTGTTAGTATTGGTAGACGTATTTGTGTTGGTGTTCGTGTTGGTATTATTGGAAGTAACATCCGACGTGGTATCAGTCGTATTGTTAATAGTGGTAGTTGTGTCCTGCGCCAACGCCATTGTCGCAACCAACGACAATGATACAGCCAAAATAACGCCTATGTGAACGCGCTTCATGTTCTCTCCTAAAGATAAGTTTAATTACAGTCTTACTGAACTGTACCATAATCTGATCAAATCACTTATAATTAAGAGCAACTTCCGCTTGACATTCCTATAGTTATACTGTATAATGCTATTTATAATGAATCAATCTGTGAGAGGTCTATATGCGTATAATCCATACATACAACTCTTCAACCCGCAAAAAGAAGCCTAGAGGTAAAGGTTGGCGAGAAAGAGAAGAGGCTCATCGTAAGCATCTCAAAAAACTGGGCATCGATCCAGATGCTAAACCCAAGAAAAAAGAGTTCGTTGAATACAAGCCAAAAACTTCTGCAAATCACCAGAGGTCTTTGGAGCACCGTGATAAATACAAGAGTAGAGATGATGTGAATGGTTCATGTCATAAGAAAGAGCAAATGGTTTATACGGGTACGTTAATTAAGGGTATAGCGACAATGCATAAATCCAATGCAGTTCCTGTAACAAACCAGAAACAAGCAGAAGAGATTTCGCGGATGGCAAAATGAGAAAAGCGGTACTAAAACAAAACAACTCTTGGGCACCTATAACTTTACTTATAGGACAATTGGTCGCACAACTATCATTGATACCAATGATCATGTATGCTCATGCATGGGAATGGATACCATTTGTAATTATGTATTGTGGCATGATGTTAGGTGTTACAATGGGATATCATCGATATTGGTCACACAATTCTTTTAAGTGTCCTAAATTTATAGAATACTTAATGTTATTCTTTGCTCATATTATGATGATTGGTCCCGCAATTACCTGGGCAGCCAATCACAGAGAACATCATAGATATGCTGACACAGAAAAAGATCCACACTCTCCACACCATAGAGGGTGGCTTCTTGCATACTTTGGACAAGTCCTAATTAATATCAATTTCAAATATGCAAGAGACTTACTCAAAAAAGAATTATGCAGAGATCAAGTAAAATATTACTGGCAAGTTATAGGAGCATGGGCCGCGCTCTTGTTTGTGATAGATCCTCTTGCTTTAATATATGCATGGTTAGCACCAGCAGGTGCCGCTAAGTTAATTGGCTCTTTGGTATTTACGTATTCCCATAGAGGTAAAGAAGCGCACAGTGATACTTGGTTAGGTCTTATAACACTCGGTGAAGGATTCCATAAAGCACACCACGATCATGGCAATAGACAAATTCTATGGCATAGATTCGATATTGGAGGACAGTTAATCAGACTTATTGATAAAACTGCTTAGATATGAATTTTAAATATGTACCCTTTGTGGCTGATAGATTTGATTATGATTATTGTAGAACACACCCGTATCGCAATCAACTAGAAGCACATCCAATTGCAAATGAAGATGACATGGCTTTGCTCCATGAGCATCTTACGGACTGGGAAAAAGCTATTATCATTGCAGGAAGTTATTACTTTATTTGGGATAGCTATGACCAGAAAAGAATAACAGAACAATCGGACAAACTAATCAGCATTGAAGACTGTCAATTCTCTTCAGATGTCCATGCAAACTCTACCAGTCTTATTAAAGAATATGTAGAAACATATCAAGGTACTTTTAGTTTCTTGATGGGTAACAATGACTACAGACCTAAATCAGATAGCTACTTTAAACACGCACATCAACCTACAGAGATTGATGGCAAAACATACGAAGACACTTTCACGATTATCTATCCTATACATCTAGAAAATGACGTTATAGAAGAGTTCAAAATTTTCTATGTGGAAGAAGAAGGAATCTACAAGCTATTAAAAGCACCATTGACTTATCCAGAAGGAGATGTTAAAAGTATAAGATTTCCTAAAAAGGGTGAAGCACTCTTGATACACTTTAATTCATGTAAGGGTATTCATTGGATAGACGGACTTACTAATAATAATTTTATGGCTCATGCATTTGATTCTGTCAATATGAGGAAAGAACTATGCTAAAGAAACGAGATTTGCCTGTTGTTGCTCCTATTCCAGGAATACGATTTAACTTGGATAAGATTAAAGAAGAACTTGCTAAGATAGAACATCTATGGGAAGACATCTACAAAGCTAATCCCGGCATAACAAAATTACATGATCCATCTTTTGTTGATAATGCATATGCAAACTTAAAAGAGATTCCCCTGATGGTAATGTCACCAGAGAATATGGCAAAAGCTGATGACTTTGAACTTGAAGATTTGGGTGCTACTCTTAGAGATAGAATTCGTAATAAGAAAGCGAAGGGTGATAACTTACCACCAACTGCAAATGAGATGTTGTGGGATTATCAGACTGATGCTTGTAAGGGTACTTACTTTGAAGAAGCATTAGCAGGACACTTTTCTGCACCAGTTTGTCGTGCTAGACTACACTTTCTTGCACCAGGTATGAGTTTACAACCACACATTGATTATGATCCATCTTATGGTGTTAGAATAGTCTGTCCTATATCTGGTACTGACGAATGTATCAATCAGTTTTGGGTAAACGGTGAGTATCAAGAACATAATCTGCCAGCAGACGGGAGAGTTTGGTTTTTGAATACAGGATTTAAACATGGCGTAGTAAATAATGGTACCGAACCACGCATTGCATTATTAGCTACATTGAAGAGTCAGGAAGATATAGAATGTTTGAAATTAGTATCATAGAGTATGATGGCTCTAAAATAAAAAGAGAACAGATAGAGAACTTTAGAGAGTTATCTTTTAAAGAAGGTAATGACAGTCTGGCATATGACAAATATGACCCAGACAAGACTGGTCAGACGTTTTTAAATTATGTTGATGGCAAGCTGGCTTCATTGAGTGTTATAGAGCCAAGTCATTACACTGGTGATCCAACTGTAGCCGCAAGAGGTTGCAGACTTCACATTGCCACTGAATTTAGACCTGCTTGGTTAGGATTGCTTCATGCACCTAAACAAATTATGTGGGCAAAAGAAAATGGGTTTAAAGTATTTTTCTTTACGCATGATATTCGTAACAGAGCAATTAATGCAATGTATCAAAAACGAAGATTTGGTGGAGCAGTTACCGAGTTACAGAAACAGATGGAATGGATGTGGACTTCAGATTGGTATCAGGACTTGACTCTTGATACAAGGCTATTATTTCAAGTCGATGAAAGGTCTGACTTATTACAGTATGTTTATTACTGGACACTTGAAGATGGTTATGTATGGCAACCACCAAGCAATGTTGTTTGGTATGAACATAATGGTAGAATAAAACCTAGTGTATCAGAAAAGGAAATAATAAATGCACATAAGTGATAAAGTTGTAGTAAGTTGGTTCAACTTTCTCAGAGATAATGTAGATAACCCAGAAGTAACTAAAAGATATTACGAATGCTTTTGGGAAAGTCAATTAAAAAGCAAACAAATAGTATTAGACTTAATTGATTCTATGGACATATATCAATGTTATATTTTTGGTGGATGGTATGGGTTGTTAGCACAGATACTTACAGATTCTAGGCGATCACATCACCCCATAGTATCTGTTGATATCGATCCTAAGTGTGAAGTTGTAATTAATCGATACTTTAATTTTGATGGTGGTATTGTTGCTAACACAGGCGATATGGCAACATATAAGTATAAGATTCGTCCTGATCTAGTTATCAATACAAGTACAGAACACGTTGATCAAAAAACTTATGATGCTTGGTATGATAATATACCATTAGATACTGAGTATATTATACAAGGTAATAATCTAGTAATACCAGAACATATCAGACTTGCAGATGACATTAATCATTTTAAAGAAATAAATCGATGCACTAAAGTTATTGAGAAGATTGTTACAGATTGTCCTGGACCAGATGGCATCTTTCAGAGATATACTATCAAGGGCGTTAAAGTATGACCCCATTGGAATATTATGAAAAGATAAAAGAAGACTATGATAAGATTTCTCCTTCAATGTGTGTATTGAAGTGGGAACACCTAGAGATGCATTTAGGTTCTGCACAAAGTCATTCTTGCTTTCATGTTCCAATGAAACATATAAACGAAGATGAAGACTTTCACAATACAGAACAGAAGAAAGAAGTACGTAATCAAATGCTTGATGGTGTTAGACCATCTGAGTGTTCATATTGTTGGAAAGCAGAAGATGCTGGTTCTTGGTCACCAAGAATAACACTAGCACCTATTCATACATTAAAAGATAAAGACATTATAGTAAAGACTGCATCGTTACCTAGAAATGCTGACGTATATCCAAAGTATCTAGTAATGAGTTTCAATACTAAATGTCAATTAAAATGTTCTTATTGCGGAACTCAAAGTAGTTCTTCTTGGTATGAAGAAATTAAAAATGATGGTCCATGGGATGTAATATCAGATGAAAGTTCTCGTGGATATAATTTAAATGGCAGAGAAACATTATATACAGGTGATGATAACGCTATGACTAAAAAGTTTTGGGAATGGATAAAACAAGCAGTGATGCATCTACACACAATTAGACTTACTGGTGGTGAACCTCTGCTAAGTGAGAACACATTTAAACTTGCTAAGTTTATTAGAAATCATCCTAACGGAGAAAATATTGAGTTTAACGTAAATAGTAATCTTTGTGTATCTGATAGACGAGTAGAAAGAATTATCGATACAATGAAAGATATGAAAAAACCTAAAGTGTATGCTAGTATAGACAGTTGGGGACCTCAAGCAGAGTATATTAGACATGGATTAAAAGTTGATATGTTTGAGCGCAATCTAGAAAAACTAGTAGATGCCAAGATAGACGTTGGTATTATGTCTACTTTTAACTTCATGAGTATTCCAAATTACAAAGAATTGCTTGATGTTATCTTGGACTTTAAAGGACTTTCTTGGATTAAAGGAGATGCAACTTTTCTTTTAGATACACCACATATGGTTTATCCAAAACATTTATCTGCATTGATTACAGACGATAAACAACTTGACAACCTACGTGAACTGGTGTATTATATGAGTACTCATGTAGATGACAATGATGTTACTAAATTTAACTCAGGCGAGTATGCTAAGTTTGAGAGAGTACTACAGTGGGTAGAAAAAAATAGATTTACTGGTAACGAATTGATCAAACACAGAAAAGACTTCAGAGCATTTGTTGATGAACACGACAAAAGAAGAGGTACAAACTTCATCGAGACTTTTCCTGAACTAGAGTATTTTTACGAGATGTGTAATGGCTGAAAAAGGAACGAATGAATATTGGATAGATGAATTAAAAGAAAAACGAATTAAGATAAATGATATAAGCCCTTCTTTTTGTTCTGCCAAATGGCTACAAACTACTCTGATGTTACAGAATGGTTATAATCACTCATGTCACCATCCTTCACCCCATAAGATTCCCGTAGAAGAAGTTCTAGAGAATCCTGCCGCCCTGCATAATAGTCAATATAAGAAAACTCAAAGAGATAAGATGCTTTGTGGTGATAGACCTAAAGAATGTGACTATTGTTGGAAGATCGAAGACCTAGATAAAGAATACTTTTCTGATAGACATTATAAAACTGCTGATTGGTGGGCATGGGATAAAATAGATGAGATAGCAAATAGTGATCCTTACGATGATGTATATCCTACTTATCTAGAAGTATCATTTAGTAATGCTTGTAATTTTGCCTGTGCATATTGCTCACCTGAAATATCATCTACTTGGATGCAAGACATTCAGAAAGACGGAATATATCCAGTTAAGTTTGGTTCACATGATTTGAATTATTTAAAAGAAGTTGGTAAGTTTCCATTCAAGAATAGTGAACCTAACCCATATGTTGATGCTTTTTGGAAATGGTTCCCTGATGCATTCAAGCATCTAAAAGTATTTCGTATAACTGGTGGCGAACCTACAATGTCAAAAGATTTTTGGCGAACTGTTGATTATATTGTAGAACACCATCATGAAAATCCAGAACTTAAAATAGGAATCAATAGTAACTTAGGTACAGACCCGCGTCTGATTGAAAGACTTATTGCGTCTGTTATAAGACTTGAATCGCATGGCATTGAAGTCGAGATATTCACAAGTGCAGAAAGTACTGGTAATAAAGCGGAGTATGCCAGAGACGGTATTGTATATAATGAATGGATAGAAAACATAGAACGTATGTTGATAGAAACCAACTGTCGAGTTGTTATAATGACAACGGTAAACATATTATCAATATCTACAATGCAAGATTTCGTTCAAGATATAATGGACTTACGTATCAAGTTTAATCAGAATTTGGCACATAATAGAATACCTTTAAGTGTAAACTACTTACGTTATCCACCACATTTACAATGTACTTTATTGTCTTCTGTTTATCGTGAAACAATGGCAAACAAACTAGAAGTATTTTGTGAGGGGTGGTTGAAGTATGATTCACCAGATAAATTTGCTAGACTCTACTTAGAAGAGTTTGATCAAATAAAACGATTGTGTGATTATCTGAGAACGGAGCCAGTCGCTGATAAATACAGAGAAGACTTTGCAAACTTTATACGTGAATATGATAGACGTAGGGGAAAGAATTTTGAAGAAACTTTTCCTGAATTGATTACAGATATGGAGAAATGGTAATGGCAGTAAAATACATTCACGTTAATATGCATAAAATTCGTGCTAACAAAAAGCATGGAACAAATGAACCCGTCTTAACTGTAAAAGAAGGAAGAAAAAATACTTACGGGCATAGTGTAAAGATACATGGTCCCAGTGAGGTTATATATGGTGGTAATGATAAACCATTATTACCATGTGGTGCTAGAGTTGTTATTAAAACAGAAGCGGATGTTGACATTGACTAAAGATAATGATTTAATTAAATACCGTAAAGATATTCTTGATACAAAATCTAAAAGTTTTTGTGGTGCAAAATGGTATAATGCTACCACATGGCTAGGCAGTGGCACTACTGCATCTTGCCATCACCCACCCGCTCACAAAATTCCATTAGAAGAGATTACAGTAGATCCGTCTGCTATTCATAATACAAAGCATAAGAAAGCCATGCGTAAAATGATGCAACGTGGCGAAAGACCTAGAGAGTGTGAGTATTGCTGGAAAGTTGAAGACATGGAAACTGATGCTGTTAGTGACCGTGTATACAAGTCAATAATCTATACTGAAGATGACTTGAAAAAAGCACATGAAATGGATTACAATGAAAGTGTTGATTTAAAAACATTTGAAATCTCTTTTGATCGTACTTGTCAATTGGCTTGTTCTTATTGTAACTCAAGTTTTAGTACTACTTGGGCAAAAGATATAACCAAAAAAGGTCCTTATCAAAATCTAGTATCTGATGGTGCTGGTGCATTTCAACATGATGGTGCATGGGCAGAACCATATGGTAAAAGAGAAGAGAACCCATATGTAACTGCATTTTGGGAATGGTGGAATGATGGTCTATCTAAAAGTCTAGAAGAACTGCGTGTTACTGGTGGTGAGCCTTTAATGTCAGATCAAGTCTGGAAACTATTTGATTGGTTTGGTGAAAACAAAACAGATATGAGATTTGCTATTAATTCAAACTTGATGGCAAAAGATTCTCTTATTGATTCAATGATTGAGAAGACACAGAAGGTAGATCAGTTTCATCTTTATACTAGTTGTGAAGCAACCGGATTACAAGCAGATTACATTCGTGACGGTCTACATTATGAAACTTGGAAAAACAATGTTTACAAAATACTGACTCATGGTAAACTTAGTGGTTGTAATATTATGATGACCATTAATAGTTTATGCTTGTTTAGTATTACTGATTTTCTTGATGATGTATATGATATGAAAATTCATACTGGACTAAAAGCTCCTGTTGTTAGTTTGAACTTATTACGTTTTCCTAGTTTTCAGTCACCGCTTGCTTTACCAGATCATATTAAAGATCATTGTCGAAAGCAACTACAAGATTGGTGGGAAGAAAAGAAAGACTTAAAACTGTGGCATGAATTTGAGCGGGCTAGTATAGAACGTCTTATTGACTATCTTGTTACTGTTGACGCACCACACAGACGTACAAGTGACAAGATGACATTGTGGAGAGACTTTAAAACTTTCTACGCTCAATATGATGAAAGAAGAGGGTTGTCATTATCTGTATTTCCTAAAATACTTACAGACTGGGTAGAAACTATTCCTACTACAGAAACTATTCCATTAAAAGAAATGATTGACGGAGACAGTACACGCCAATATGCTGATGATCCAGACTTAAAGAAAATTGCAGATGAGGAAGGTTGGGTTTTAAAACCAGATAGTAAAAACATTGATAAGCCTTTGGCATCATATGACGAAGAATGAGTTATCTCCATATTTTTGTGTTGCACCCTGGACTCATACGTATGTAAGTCCTCAAGGTGAAAGGCGCTTGTGTTGTGCTAGTAGAGAAGACGCTTCTTTTCAAAAACAATATATTGACTCTGGTGATAAAGCTGGTAAGTTCGAACCAGATACATTAAAAGAACATTGGAACAGCGAGTATATGAAAGATATACGTAAGCGTATACTTGCTGGTGAAAAGATATCACAATGTGAGGTATGCAATAGTCAGTTATTAAATCTACATACATATAAACAGTACTTTACAGAAACATTGTTTCCACATAAAGTAGAAGATATAATTGCTAAAACTGAACCAGACGGTCATTATAATGATCTTCCTGTTTCTTATGATTACCGCATATCTAATCTATGTAACTTTAAGTGTAGAATGTGTGGGGACCAACTGTCTAGTAGTTGGGAAGCAGAAAATAAAAAGAACGGTCGCTTACAAGATCAACCTTGGTTAGAACCAGCAACTAGAAAAAATATAGACACATTTCAAAAAGAAGTTTTAGAAGAAGAACTTCAAGCCGCAGTAGATGAAAGACGTATTGAAGAAATCTATTGGGTTGGTGGCGAACCTCTTATGTGGGAACGTCATTGGACTATATTAGAACAATTAGTTTACGATGGTCAAGCAAAAGATGTTACTCTTAGATACAACACAAATTTAAGTAGAGTATCTTATAAGGGTATAGAATTGTTTGATCTTCTTCCTAAATTTAAGCACGTTAATTTATGTGCGAGTATAGATGGAGTAGGAAAGGTTGGGGAATATATTAGAACCGGACTCAAATGGGAAGAGTGGTTGGAAAACTTCAAACGTGGTTTACCGCTTATTAATAATTTTGGTAATGATGCCATGGTCTTTGATGTTACTCTTACTACTCCAGGATTATTTGGTCTTAAAGAACTCTTTGATGTTGTTACTGAACTTAATGTAAAATCGTATTTCAAGTTTACTTTTGCATTTGATCCTAGTGTTGTTATGAGTCCTCTGTGTTTACCTAAAAGCATTTTGGAAGATACTGTACAAGAACTGCTAGAATATATCGAACCCAGAATGACAGATAAGACTCATGTTTATAAAACATCTCTTGTGAATCTATTGAATAGACAAACTTTTGAAGAGCAGTGGCCAGATACTTATAAACAAGGAATAAAAAGTGGCAAAGGACATATGGAGTATATTGATAGTATACGAAATGATGACCTAAATTTTAGAGATACACTTTCTAATGATGCAAAGATTTGGTGGGATTCTATATGATAGTTGTTATTGCAAATTATAGAACTGGTTCATCTACGCTGATTAAAAAGTTACATGGAGAAACTGGACTCAAGTTCTTTTCACAATATACGGGTGAATGGTGTCACGGCTTCAATGGTGGTTATAAAAAGCCAGATTCTGATATAAAATTATATAAAATAATGCCTGATAATATTGGCCATAATGAATCGTTATTTAAAAAAGAATATCTTGAATGTGCTGATGATTTAATTTTTTGTTTAAGAAAAGACATAAGAGCCCAAGTTAATTCTATGATGTATTCTTGGGCTTTTGACTGGTGGCATCCAGGAAAAAAATTGCCAGATACAAGAAAAACACTTACCGATTATGATAATAAAGTGATAATAAGAACTATTATTAATAATCTTAAACTTCAAAAAATTTGGTATAAAGAGTTTGGTGGTAAAATTATGTTTCTTGAAGATAGAGAAGATAAACACGAAAAATATGATAAACATGATACACCAGATTTACTGGATATTCCAGACTATGATCTTGAAATAGTAGACGCAGAGGAATATTTTAATGAGTAAAACTTTTTGCCCTTTGCCATGGACACATTTAGCAACTCACCCACAAGGTGAATTGACACTTTGTTGTGAAGCAGATCATACACAAGGTATTTCTGAGTCATTTGATACAGATGAATTCAATCAAAGAAAGCCAAAAACACTACATACAACCAAATATGATTTTGACTTAATACAGAACAGTGATTCGTTTAGTAAAGTTAGAAAACAAATGCTTAATGGTGAAGAGCCTGTTCAGTGTACGAGATGTTTTGATTTAGAAAAAGTAGGAATAAAATCAAAGAGACAGTATGAATCTGATAGATTAAACTTCAATGAATTTAGAGCGATAGAGATAACAAATAAAGACGGTACAATAAATGATGTCTCATATGAATTTGTTGAGTTACGTTTGGGTAATCACTGTAACTTAGCGTGTCGTTCTTGCAACCCATTGTCAACTAGCCGTTGGATAAAAGATTGGAATACTGTAAATCCAGATAACCCACTTTCTTATGATAAGAATCTTTTTAACTGGCCACTTGATACTGATTTTTGGGAAAAGTTGTTAGAACATTCTGATACTCTTAGATATGTTTACATTAATGGAGGAGAACCACTTCTCATTGATAAACATAAACAGTTTTTAATTGATCTTGTAGAGTCTGGTAGATCGAAAGATATTACGTTAGTATATTCTACTAACTGCACAGTTATTAATCACACATATGAAGAAGTTTGGAAAAACTTTAAGCACGTACAACTTATGATATCAATCGATTGCTTAGAAGAAAGAAATTCTTTTATTAGACACCCATCAAAGTGGGATGTTATTACACAAACTTTAGAATGGATAAAAAAGGTATGTGAAGCAGATAATATTTCATATAACATAATGCAAACGGTATCTACATACAACATATTATACATGAAAGAGTTTCACGAATACTTTTCTTTTGCTCCATATATTTCTATGAACTTTGTTACTGATCCATCTTATCTTGATCCTGCATTGTTGCCACAAAAAATAAAAGATGCTGTTGTTGCTAAATTTCCTAATCAAACAGTAATTGATTACTTGACAAAAGGCAAAAGTTCTGATAATATGACAGAGTTTTATCAGAAGACCTTGAAAATGGATGAACTGAGAAACAATAACTTTAAACAAACTTTTCCAGAACTATACGATATGGTGTACCTTTATGTCTGATAAATTTTTCTGTGTAGCGCCATTCGTTCATCTATATGCTCATACGACCGGTGAAGTAAAGACTTGTTGTGTTGGCAATACTACTTATGGTTCTTTAAAAGAAAAGACTATAGAAGAGATATGGCACAGTGATGAATATAAGACGTTGAGAAGAGATTTTATTGCGGGAGAGATTACACCTGAAATAGCAAAAAATTGTAGTACTTGTATCAATTTTGAAAACTCTAATATTCACTCTTTGAGAGAAGGTCTTAATGATGAATTCAAAGCATTTGCTGAAATAGATGAAAATGCAGATGTAAATCTATTGTATATGGATTTTAGATTCAATAATTTTTGTAACTTCAAATGTCGTGGATGTTATCATGAATACAGTAGTTCGATTCATAACGAAGATAAAGGTTCTTCACAAGACCTTATCTTTGCTGGTAAGACAGAAGAAGATTTGTTTGATCAAGTTTATCCTTATTTACCAGACGCACAAAAGATTTATTTTGCTGGTGGTGAACCACTAATTCAATGGGAACATTGGAAAATATTAGACAGACTAGAAGAATTGAACCGCACTGATATGAAACTTGTATATAATACAAATTTTAGTACCATGAAATATAAACAAAGACATATAACAGAATATTGGAAAAAGTTTAGTGATGTAAAACTCTTGTTAAGTTTAGATGGTATGGAAAAAGGAGCAGAGTATTGGAGAAATGGTACTAAGTGGGATAAATTGGTAGAAAACATTAAGAAAGTTAAGAAAGAAACTCCGCACGTTTATATGGGAGTAACTTGTACTGTTGGATGGGCTAATCTGTATACTGCAATGGATTTTATAGATTATTGTGCTGATAGTGCGAATCCTAACGATGTAGATGATTTTACATTCTTAGATCCAGTAAGAATTAACATTAATGTGTTAGAACAACCAATACACTTCTCAACTCAAAGTGTTCCTGATTGGAAAAAAGAAGAACTTGAAAAAAGAATCAGAAAAACCTATGATAAATACATTAGCATGGGATTCGAAGATGATTCTTTGTTGGCTAGAAATCTTGTTGCCTTGATTAATTTTATGTGGGCAAAAGAAGGAGACTCTAGAAGAATAAAAGGGGGTTGGGACCAGATAGTAACGCGAAGAGATGAATTAAGAGATGAGAATTTCTTTGAGGCATTCCCAGAACATATAAACATGAAAGAGATAATTGAATGAGTGATGATGTAATTTTTCCTATTAAGACGGCAACTTCTTGTCAGTTTAAATGGTCTTGGAGTACAATATTTTTATCAAAGGGTACATCAACGAGTTGTCATAGATGTAACCACTGGGAATTTGATTTAAGTACCATTAAAGACTTTCATAATCTTCCTGGTAAAGTTGGTGACAGAGAGAAGATGCTTGATGGCTTATGGCCAGGGAATGGTTGTGAGTATTGTAAAAAGATTGAAGATGCTGGTGGCTCTAGTGAGAGAACTGCTTGGATCAATAAGAAAGATTTGATACCACCAGAAATTGTTGCGGGCGATCTTAAAGCAACTAAAGTTACTCCACGTTTATTAGAAGTTTACTTTACCAACGTTTGTAATCAAGCGTGTACATATTGTACTCCTCAGTTTAGTTCTGTTATTGAAGCAGAATATAAAAAGCATGGACCTATTGCCGCTAATCCTAGTTATATGATACACAAAAGTGTGGATAACTATCCTCTATATCTACAAAAATTTTGGGAATGGATGGTAGAAAATTCTCATCATCTATATGAGTTTCAGACACTTGGTGGTGAGCCAATGTATCAAAAAGAATTTGATCAGTGTTTAGACTTCTTTGATAAACATCCTAATCCAAATCTTATTTGGAGAATTTTTAGTAACTTAAAACATGACGAAGAAAAATTTAAAAAGAAGATTCAAAAAGTAAATGATCTGATTGCCAAAAAGAAGATACGAGAGTTTCATATTGTTGCTAGTCAAGATTGTTGGGGACCTCAAGCAGAGTATGCCCGTTATGGAATGGACTTAAAAAATTGGGAAACAAATTTAAGATATTGTTTATCTCAAGGCGTACCAGTCAATATACATATGACGATCAGTGCAATTACTGTACCTACTTTAGGTGATTTCATTGATAAGATTTATAGTTTGCGTCAAGAATATAAAGCTGGACTATGGATTAGTTCGAATACAATTGTTAGACCAGAATGTTTAGATCCTTATATATTTGGCGATAAAATTGCTTTCTACTTAGAAGAAGCAATCTCTAAAATTACTGATCCCAATGATAAAGAACAAAAAGAATGTTTAGAGGGCATTCTTAAAGGAATGAATACAAGCACTCTGAATGTACCACAAGTAATTGCATTTGAAAAATATTTAGATGCAATTGACTTACGAAGAAATACAAACTGGAGAAAATTATATCCGGTTATAAGTGATATAGTGAAAGATGTTACGGAGAATATAATTGGCACTGGATAATCCTCCAATATCTTTCGATCAAGGAGAAAAAATAATATCTTTGTTGGAGCATATGATCTGGTTGTTAGAAGATCAGAATTCCACAAAAGAGATTTCTCATAGAGAGCCTGGCACTTTGCCTATACCTGCTTTTGGTAGATATGAACGTGCTGAATATCCTGAAGTTTCTTTTAATTTATTCTTTGATAGATCCAAAGAAAGAATAGAGAACCCAAATGGTAATGGCGAACTTCTTTATCCACCTAATGGCAGTGATAATAAAGTTTTATACGATACTATTGCACCCCTGATAGGTCACATAAACGGTACGGTTAGAATATATGATGTTAAAGACTATGAATCTGCTTCAAAAACTTTCGGTAAAAATGATGTAAACATTTATCCTATAGATTTGTGGTTAGAGTTTCCAAAAATGTTTGGTAATTGTATATCAAATATATCTGTTAAAGCAAGAGAGTTGATTGCAGATAAAAAACTCTCTTTGTTCTTACTTCTTATGGGAGAATCTTTTGGTTGTGATGAGCATCAATGGATAAAAAAACTTTCTCAGTCTATTATAGGTCATGGACTTGCTGATAGTAAAATTGCAATTTCTTGTGCTGATTTAAAATTTAACAAAAATTATGAACAATGGTGTGAAGTGAATCCTGAAATTCCTGCACAGTTTAAATTTAAGAACATAGTTCCTTTTGAATATTTTCAGTTGTTATACTTAATTCAATATTTAAGCAGAACTGGTAGATGGATGCCAGAAGGTAAACCAGCAAAATATGCAACTGAAGGAACATTAAAACCTTTGTCTGAAGCAGAAGTAATGTTAAATGTTCCTAATTCAGAATCAAAGAAAAAAGATTTTATGTGTATGAATGCTAGAATAAGACCACATAGAATTGCAATGATATCGGAACTTCATAGACTAGGAATGCATGATAACTTCATTAGTTTATTATTTAGAGGTGAATCAACGGATACTATTACAGGTAGAGGAAACTTACACACGTATATCAAAGAACAATTCTTTGAAAATGAACAACAAGTCGAATGGTTTGAAACCATGTTTGTCAAAAATAGATTAAAAAGACGTATTATAATGGATGCCCATGAAGAAGTTATTAGTGATGATAGAATACTTAATAAGAAATATTTTGAAGAGTCTTACTTTAGTCTTGTAACCGAAACTAATTTTGGTTTACCTTTTTATGATAACCCAGAATTTGCTCTTTATATGCGTAAAGAACCATACAATAGAACAATGTTTATTACAGAAAAAACTTTTAAGCCTCTTGCATATTTTCATCCAATACTCATGTTAGGATCTCCTGGAACTTTGGCTTTTTTACAAGATGAGGGGTATGAGACATTTCCAGAAATGTTTGATGAGTCTTATGATTTAATGACAGATGATAAAGAAAGATTTAATGCTGTTGTTAATCAAGCATACACTTGGAGTAAAAAATCAGATGCAGATAAAAGAGAAATCTATGATAGTGTTAAGAAAAAACTACATCACAATCATGAACATTTTATAGGCAAATATAATAACTTGAAAAGAAGACAGAATAACTATTTTAGATATATTGGAGGAGTACTCAGATGAGAATTGGGTTTATTGGTTTTGGTAAATTAGGTCAGCCATGTGGAGAAGTAATTTCAGAAAAAGGACATGATGTAGTTGCATATGATGTAGCCGATGTAGACACTACTGTAGAAATGAAAGATTCTATTGAAGAGGTTGTTAAAGATAGAAACATTGTATTCATTGCTGTGCCTACACCACATGATCCAGCATATGATGGTAGCGCACCAACATATCATTTACCACCAAAAGACTTTTCATATGACATTGTAATTGATGTTATAAAAGAAGCAAACAAACACATGAATAAAGATCAATTGTTGGTTCTTATAAGCACTGTGTTGCCGGGCACTGTACGTAGAGAGTTTGTACCATTAGTTACTAACACTAGGTTTGTATATAATCCATATTTAATTGCTATGGGCACAGTAGCGTGGGATATGGTAAATCCAGAAATGGTAATGATAGGAACAGAAACGGGAGAGACAACAAAAGAAGCTGGTGAACTTATTTACTTCTATGCAACTATTATGGAAAATGATCCTCGCTATGTTGTGGGTACATGGGATGAGTGTGAATGTATTAAAGTATTTTACAATACGTTTATTAGTGCCAAGATCGGTCTTGTGAACATGATACAAGATGTTGCAGAAACACAGGGCAATATTAATGTAGACGTTGTTACCAATGCACTTAAAGATAGTACCCAAAGAATTATGGGTCCTTCTTACATGAAAGCTGGAATGGGAGATGGCGGTGCTTGTCACCCAAGAGATAATATTGCATTAAGATATATGGCAGATAATTTAGATTTGAACTATGATCTTTTTGCAGAAATAATGAAAGCAAGAGATATGCAAGCATCAAATATGGCATCGGCTATACTTAATTTAGGAGATAAGATTTACTTTACTTCAGACAGTTATAAACCAGGTGTTTCATACACTGCTGGTAGTTACAGTCTATTAGTACAAGAGTATGTAAAAGAAATGGAAGGTGAAGTGGTAGATGATATTGCAGAAGCAGATGTCATTGTTCTTGTACACCCAGAAGAAACTACGGCAGAAGAACTTGGTAAACATCAAGTTATATTTGACCCTTGGAGAAAATTCACAAGTGATACAAACAAAGTAGTACATTATGGTAATACGAGAATGCAATGACTATTGAGCAAAAAATAAAAGACTATTGGAATGCTCAACCCTGTAATATCAATCATAGTAAAGAACCTTTCGGTACTGTAGAATATTTTGACAGTGTAACCACTAAACGCTACAAAGCTGAACCACATATATTAGATTTTGCAGGGTTTCATCTGTGGCGAGGCAAACGTGTTTTAGAAGTAGGATGTGGTATCGGAACTGATGCAGAGCAGTTTATGCGACACGGAGCAGAATATACTGGCATTGATATCAGTGACGAAAGTTTGCGTATTTGTGAACAAAGGGCTGATGTACAAGGATTAAAGGGTAAGTTTATTAATCGAAGTGCTACTGAAAATCTGGAAAACCTTGGCAAGTTTGATTTGGTATATAGCTATGGCGTATTACATCATTATCCAAACATAGAACAATCCATACAAAACATTCATGATGTGATCAATCTTAATGGAGAATTCAGATTTATGGTGTATGCTAAGGACAGTTGGAAATATTCTATGATTCGTAAAGGATTGGATCAGTTTGAAGCCCAAGCAGATTGTCCATATGCTGAAGCATTCACGAGGAATGAAATAGAACTCTTATTGAAAGATGACTTTTGGAAAATTGAAAGGTTGCGTCAAGCACATTGTTTCATGTATAATGTAGAGAAGTACAAAAAAGGAATTTTTGAATTTGAACCATGGTTTGAATCAATGTCTGAAGTTATGCGTGAAGCAGTAAAAGAGTACTTGGGTTGGCACCTTCTTGTTAAAACACGTAGGATTTAAAATGAAAAAAATAATTTTTTGGTATGATAAACAGGATGAAGTTAATTCATGGATTCCCGAATATGATGATTGGTTAAAAGCATCACCTGCCTTTGATAAAGCCTCTTATGATTATTGGCAAAAATGTTTGGGTATAGTAGATTACGTTGAGCCTTTAAGTAAACATCTTGATATAGAAACTCGTTTTTTATCAGATTGGGAAGAAAATGATTACTTGAACGTCTATGTACTTTCTATACAGCAACTTATTATCTCTAACTATAATGGCATGGGAACTATCATTGATACTATACCTTATAATACACAACAACTTTTAAGAGACAAAAAATTAAAGTTGTTGATACTAAATCATAGAGAAGGATGGCCAGCAGAGAAGTTTTTACCTTCAATACAAGTACATCTTGATTATAACAATATGCAAGATATTGATGCTTATGTTTTTACTGCTAACTTAAAAGTAGACGAGAAAATTTGGGCAAGAGATGGTATAAAAAGAATATTTAATGTATCAGAGTTTGAAAACATTTCTTTACGACAAAATGAAACAAACGCAGAATATAAAAATCAAGAAAAACAAAATGATTATATTGCTTTAAATAGGATTGTTAGAACACATCGAATGGCATTATATAGTGAACTTGATAGACTACAACTTCTTGACAAAGGTGCTTTTAGTTTTTTAGGAGAATCTTACTTAAATAAATATCCCAGTGATATTGTAGAAGCAGATAAAGAAGATTACGTTGAAATTTATAAGTTGCTTAGTGGTGCTCAGTTAGATCATTTTGAAAACTTTGAAATGAAGAAGCACACAGTTGATTCAGCATATTTCTTTTCAAATGATCCTGTTAATTTATACAACACATCATATATTAACTTAATCACAGAAACTCATTTTATGGAAAACTCTGGGTTTTTAACAGAGAAAATTTTTAAGTCTTTTATTCACTATAAACCATTCTTGTTAATAGGAGAACATGGTAGTTTATCTAGATTGAGAGATATGGGATATCATACTTTTTCTGAATTGTTTGACGAGTCTTATGATAACATCTTAAATCCAGCAGAACGTTTTAATGCGGTAATAAATCAACTTAGAAACTGGTGCGCTAAATCAAAAGATGAAAAAGATGAATTAATTAACAAAGTAGAAAACAAAGTTATCTATAATCATGATTTATTTTTTAGCGAACAGAACATAGATAATAAAGTAAAAGAAAACAAATCAATGTTTGAACAAATGGAGAACTAAAATGAAAGCAATCTGGGACAAAATTAGGGCGCCTTATTTGAGATGGAAACTCAAAAGAGAATACAGAAAGCGTATTAAAGAACTACAAGAAAGAGATCCTTTTATATATGACTAATAGAGTTGAATGGGGTATTAGTGCAGGTACGCATGATGCTTCTATTACTGTAATGCGTGGTAATGAAATAATATTTGCATCTCATTCCGAAAGATACAGTAGATTAAAGAACGACAAAGATTTAGATGATAGTCTTATAACGTCGGCGCTCAAGTGGGGTAAACCAAGTATTGTTTACTGGTACGAAAATCCATTGTTAAAATGGACAAGAAAGAAATGGGCAAAACAACCTAGAGCGTGGTTAAGTCCTAAAAAATATTTAAAACAATATGGTATTACTGCTCCTATAAAATGGGGCAATCATCATAGAAGTCATATGGCAGCCGGATATTATACTAGACCATTTGGTGATTGTGCTACTCTTGTTATCGATGCTATAGGTGAGTGGACTACTACAAGCATTTGGAATAATGAACACCTAGTTTGGTCTGATAGTTATCCTAAATCTTTTGGACTATTCTATTCTGCATTTACAAGTAGAATTGGACTAAAGCCAAACGAAGACGAATATATTCTTATGGGTATGGCAGCCTATGGTAATCCTAATAGATTTCATTCAGAAGTATTAGATGTATGGTATTCTGATGTCAACTTACATAAGGGTGTTTCTTGGTGGATGCCAGAACTTACAGAACAAGATTATTTCGATGTAGCCGCGGCAGTACAAGCAGTTTATGAATCTGAATTTAAGATGATGCTACAAAAAGTTAAAAGAATTACAAATCAAAACAAATTAGTGTTTATGGGTGGGTGCGCTTTAAACTGTCTTGCAAATAGACTTATACCAGATTACTTTAAAGATCACTGGATAATGCCTAATCCAGGAGACGCTGGATCATCACTGGGTGCTATTCTTGCACATAAAAAGAAAGTTGTGCCATTTACTGTATACACTGGTCATACAATATATGGTAAATACCCCGTAGTAAACTTACTTAAAGAATTGAAAGAAACTGGTATTGCTGGTGTTGCACATGGTAAAGCAGAGTTTGGTCCCAGAGCATTGGGCAATAGAAGTTTACTCGCTGACCCAAGAGGCAAAGAAATGCAAGACAAAGTAAACAAGATTAAACAACGTCAAGAGTTTAGACCATTTGCTCCTATAGTAAAACAAGAAAATGCAAGCAGATGTTTTGATGTAGATACTAATTTTCATTCTCCTTATATGCAACACGTGGTCAAGTGTAAAGACCCTGATAAGTACCCCGCAATTGTGCATAAAGATGGAACTAGTAGAGTACAGACTGTCACTAAAAAATCTCATAGAGGACTATATGATCTATTGACAAGGTGGGAAAGAGATACTGGTTGTCCATTGCTCTTGAATACAAGTTTAAATATAAAGGGTATGCCTATTGTAAATTCAAGACAAGACGCAATAGATTTTGAAACGGAATATGATGTACGAGTTTTTTAATGAGAATATTAGTTGCAGGTGATAGTTGGACTCATGGTTGGAATGTAGATCATTCTTGGTGGCATTATTTAGATGAAACTGATATAACTTCTGTTGCTATGTCCGGCGATAGTAACTCAATTATCTCTCAAGAAGTTCGTAATATTTGTAGAAAAGAATCCTATGATCTTATAATTGTAGGATGGACAAGTATGTTGCGAATTCAAGATAGTCGAGGTGATCCCGCAGTTTGGTGGGCAGAAAATATTAACGAGGATGGTTCTAAAGAATTAGATGATTTCTATCGTAACAACTCTTTGGATTATTTTCAAAATAAAATGTATGAACACATTCAACAAGTAGAATCTCTACAAACTAAAGTACTACACTTTTCTGTTTTTGGCGACAATTTTGGTAATGTCAAACATAAAATGGATATATCTTGTTTAGAATATCTTGCGAATGACAACGGTTATAAATTCATGTATAATGTTCCAACTTTTGAATTTGGTTTATTATCAAATGAAAGAAAAGAAATATCAAAAATATTGTTTCGTAAAAAAGAAGACGTATATCCAAATTGGGAACTTGCTCTTTTTGAAAGAGATAAAATACAATTAGATTTTCCTAAGACTGACAACTTTCAATTTTGTGGTCATCCTAGCGAGAAAGGACATAAATTATGGGGCGCAAAAATTAACGATGCAATTCGATCATTATAATTTTGTATCATGTATATACAACGATGTTGAAACTATATTTGTTCACAATAAAGAAACTTTGGGCAATCATTATCTAGATGATAGACCAGTAGAAGAACAATACCACTGGCTTGTAGACAATGCTTTTAACTTTCAGAGTGACACTATGATAGTGTACATTAAAGGTTACAAGTATAGCAATGGTCATTCCACTATTGTTAATCACATTAAAAAATGTTCTCCTAAAAAATTAATTGTATTTAATGATGATGCACATACACCATGGCAAGAACTTGATCTTGTTATAGATGAATTAAAAGGTAAGACTCATGAGGGTCTTCTTATTTCATACTTGATCGCAGAATCTTGTATAGAAGATTATCAGATATACGACTGTGAGTATGGGGCTTTAAGCTACTACCACAGCAACATACAAGCCGATAGGTACCATTACTATAATATTTGGACACATTCATATGCACCACACTCTCACAATTTACTTAGAGAGTATAAACCCACTAAAGATATGCTTTACAAACTGTGTTGTTGTAGCAAAAAGCCTGATATTCATAGGGCTTTGGCAGCCATTTGTTTGGTAGATAAAGAAGATGTCAAACTAACTTATTATGAAAAACATAGATTTCAAGAACTAGAGAGAATGATATCTTTTACGAATACTGATAAAGTTTTAAATCCTCCATTACCTACATATAAGACTTTACCAGAAAAATATAAAACTCTTATTCAGAATAACTATAAGAAGTTTTTAGAATCAGATTTAACTTGGGATGTAGGTAATATTAGTGATATAGCAGGACATGAACAAGTTAAAACTATTTCTCTTTCTAGAGACTCTTTTCTTACAGTTGTTCCAGAAACTTTATGGGATACCAGTACTAGATTTTGGTCAGAAAAAACTTTAAAGCCTATGTTAATGAAAAGACCTTTTGTTCTTTTAGCTCCAGCAAAAACATTAGACAAAGTTAGACGATTAGGATTTCAGACTTTTGGTAATTATTGGGATGAGTCTTATGATGAAGAATTAGATCATGGTAAAAGATTTGCTATGGTAATGGACATAGCAAACGATATATTAAAAAAAGATTGGGACGAATTATTGTTCTTGTTAAATGATATGGAAGGAATACTAGAACATAATAGAAAACAAGTTTGGAATTTATCTAAGAGGAAATTAATTTAATGGCTGAAATGTTACATATGAAGACTAGAGTTGTAGACATAGAGACTGTCCATGCTTATGGGTGTTCTATGCCAGCTGGTCACGAGATAACACATCCAGCAACTTTGGACAAAAAGCATAGAATTGTTCAACTTCTTGAAGGTCCAGAATTACATAGGGTAATCAGAGCCGACAAAAAAGAATGTTGGGTTGCTACTGTATGTAATAATCTAGGAGTAGATCATATTAATAATGCTAGGTATGGATTATCAAATGAACACAGTGCTTGGATTCTACTTGAAGATATAATGAAAGGAAGAATACAGAGAAATCATGCCGTATTCTTTTGTATTACTTTGTTGACCCGAGTGATGTATTTCGATCCTTTAGATGGTAAACCATTATCAAAACAGTTACACTCATGGGCTGAAGATACACCAGAAATTTTAGAACATTATAATGACTATAAGATGTTATATAATTATTTTCTTTTGATGCAACAAATAATGCTTATGTGTAAGTCTGTTGGTGCGCCACTTTATTTCATACCCAGCTTTGAACATCCTACTTGGAATCTAATGGCAGACTATAGACCCTATAACCCAGATGTTCTTAAAGTGCAGAAAAAGATAAAAGATGACTGGCAATTCAGAAAAATCATTGATCTTATTGCTAGAGAAATGAATGGAATGTCTTTGTTAGTACCAGGAAAAATGCGAAATTCTTCATTTTTATGGTATACAGAAAGTTTGAATCCTAATGTAGACCATAAAGATTTTCACGCATTAACTAAAAAAGGTATTAAATTAAGAGAAAAAACACATTCTCCAGGTCGTCATCCTAATAAATACTCACATGACAAGTATGCAGAAGAACTAACAAAGTTGTTAAAACCAGAAAAAGCTAAATAAAATTATGAGCAATGTTATTCAGTTTCCAAAGATAACTAGATTGCCAGAATATGAACCATCTGGCTATAGAATCAACTTATACACAGAGGATCAAATAGAATTGGTTCTCTTCTGTGTTAATATCTGCGAAGATCAAGATTCCACAAAAAAATACGCAAGAAAGGATCTAAAGAATATGGATCCTGTATTTGTTATGGTCCGAATGAATGTTTGTTTGGACAACAAAATCATTTCAACAAAAGCAAAGGAGGCGATATTTAAAATTGTTAATTCAATCGAAGTAATTCCTATATCATCACTACAATCACACTGACTTATTCATTAACCTAGTAGGATTACAACATATGCCCAGACGAAAATCTAATCTTCAAGTTATATCACAGTACGAAGATGAAGTTCGCCAACCCCAAAAAAACAATCAATGTAAAATTAAGATTGATGACCTCAAAACAATAGGAGCAATGACAGAAACTCAAGGTCAATTCTTCTCACAATACTCTCAAGGTGCCCAAGCCATGTTACTTCATGGTTCAGCCGGTACAGGAAAAACCTTCATAGCCCTCTACAAGGCATTAGAGGAAGTTCTAGATCCATCCACACAATACGAAAAAGTAGTTATTATTCGCTCGGCAGTTGCTAGCCGTGATATCGGTCACTTGCCCGGCGATCAAGATGAGAAATCTGCTGTTTATATGCAACCATACATAGATATGTGCGAAAAACTTATTCCACAGAAGAAAGGTGCATGGAAACGACTTATCGATACTAAAGCCGTAGAATGGATGATTACCTCGTTTGTCAGAGGAATAACATTGGATGATTCTATTGTAATTGTAGATGAATGCCAGAACATGAACGATATGGAGCTAAATTCAGTCTTGACAAGGCTGGGAGAAAATAGTAAAATAGTTTTGTGTGGTGATTTTAGACAATCAGACCTATACAAGCATAGAGGTGATATGTCTGGATTACAGAAATTTATGGTAATTGCTGAAGATATGAAATCTTTTAAAATAATCGAATTTACTGCGGATGATATTGTAAGGAGCAAGTTTGTCCGTGAGTATATAATGGCTAGAATGCGCTATGAGGATGCACATGGTAGCTAAGTTATTGATTTTGTTGACTTTAAATATTACGTAAACCGTAAAAAAAGGTTGACATTCGGCTATTGTTTTGCTATAATAGTCTTATGAAAATATTTAATCACTTAGATTTACCAGAACTTCCTAAACTTTCCAGAAAGAATATCGATGGAAAGCGTATGTATTGTACCGATAGTGGTGATAGATTCCCGTCTATCACTACTGTCCTTTCATGTCGTGGCAAGAAGGGCTTGTACGAATGGAGACAGCGTGTTGGGTCTGAACAAGCAGACAAGATAAGCAAGAAAGCATCCACACGTGGTACCAAAATTCACAAGATATGTGAAGACTATATCAACAACGAACCTCTACCAGAACTGACCCTAGTCGAACAAGAGACTTGGAACACGTTTAGACCTGTTGTAGAGCGTATCGATAACATCCATCATGTAGAACCATTCATGTTTAGTAAGCATCTTGGCATTGCTGGTCAGTGCGATTGTATTGCAGAATTTGATGGTAAGTTGTCTATTATAGACTTCAAAACCTCTCGCAGGGTAAAAACACATAAACAGATTTCAAGTTACTTTGCACAGTGTGCCGCATATGCGATCATGTATGAAGAGTTGACTGGTATTCCTATCAACAGAACTGTGATACTGATGTCAGTAGATGATGAACAACCATCAATTTTTATTGAAAAACGTGATAACTATGTTGATTACTTACTAGAAAGCAAAAGAATGTTTGAAGCTGGTGAGATTGACTAATTTAAAAGTACTAAATACTACTACAGGATTTGATGAAGCGTGAATAGGAAGTTTGGACTCGGGTGCGACTCCCGACACCTCCACCATAAGCACATTTTGACGAGTGTTCTTATGTTGGGGGTGAGTTAGGTTCGACAGGCAACTGAAAACACGTGGAGAATCGGTGCGGAAGCTACCGTGAACGCAACAAAAACCATAAATGCCAACGATGAGGTATTTGCACTAGCCGCATAAGCTAGTCGGGGTATGGGATCCACCTTGTAATCCAACGGTCCCACTTTTATAGCAAGAAAGGATAAACTATATGCTAAAATCGACTTTGCTAACAATTAGCCCTATATTAGTCACATTGTTTTATGTAAATGAGACTCAAGTAGAAGAAGTAAGGGTATACGATACTGTAGACCCAGTTAAGATTGAGGTTATAGTTCCACAAATTGATACAAAAGAAATTCATTGCATGGCATTGAACATATATCATGAAGCGAGAAATGAGTCTGTAGATGGACAAATCGCAGTTGCAAATGTTACAATGAATCGTGCAGAAGATTCAAGATTTCCTAGTACAATATGTGGAGTTGTTTACCAGGCTAAAATGAGTAGTTGGTGGAAAGAAAAAAGAAACAAAGAAGTACCTATTAGAAATGCTTGCCAATTTAGTTGGTATTGTGACGGTAAGAGTGATGAGGTTCATGAGATTAATGTGTACAATAAAATCTATGTAATAGCTGAAGAAGTACTTATGGGATTACATAAAGACAACACACATGGTTCAACACACTATCATGCAAACTATGTCAACCCATATTGGGCAAGTAGTCTACAAAGAGTTGCTTATGTAGATAATCATATATTTTATAGTGGATATTAAATGAACTTTATAGTTACTGGTGGCTGCGGATTTATAGGATCACATTTGGTAGAAGCCTTAGTGGTCACTGGTAACAATGTCATTGTCGTTGACGATCAACGATCTGGAAAATTTAAAATTAAAGATGATAATGTCCAGTATGTAAAACAAGAAGTTTGTAGTGTGGATATCAAAGGTAAATGTGATGGAATAATTCATTTAGCAAATACTCCAAGAATTCGTCTTGCAAACAAAAAACCACTTCTTGCATTACGCAATGGTATTGATCCCACAATTCATGTTGCTGAAATGGCAAGAAAATTCAATTGCCCCTTGTATTTTGCCTCAAGTTCTAGTACAATATACACTGATAGAACATCTAATCCTTATACACTTTCTAAAGCAGTGAGTGAAGATATTCTTAATATGTATCAAGAACTTTATGGAGTTACTTCACATATAATGTATTTTTATAATGTGTATGGACCAAGAGAAGCAAATTATGGTGAACATAGTACGGTAATACGATCATTTAAAACTGCTGTACAAACAGGAAACCCACTACGAATTTTTGGTACAGGAAAGAAGACTAGAGATTTTACTCATGTATACGATGTAGTAGATGGTATGTTAAATTTATTAATGATGGAGAAAAAACCAAAACAAACACATTTTGGTAGAGGTGATCCTTACTCCATAGAAGAAATTGCAGATGCATTTAAGCACCCTGTAGTATATGAGTTTGATAGAAAAGGAGAAGCACAAGATACCATATGTGAAAAACCTTTTATGAAATCAAACTATGATGTTATTGACTACATTAAATTTTGGAAAGAAAAGTTTAATGAAGCAAAGAAATATTTTGAAGTTAAAAATAAATTACAGGAGATAGATAAACGCAATGCCTAAAGTAGTAGATGTAAATAGCCTTTCCATGTCAGATCCATATCTGATAACAAAAGAGTTCAAGTCCTCAAATGAGTTTTCACAGCACATTGAGCGACTGGCACACAACTCGGGTAGCTTTATTGATGCTATTGTTGATTATTGTGGTGCTAAAGACATTGATGTGGAGAGTGTAAAGAAACTATTATCTCCTTCACTGAAAGAAAAAATTAAAGCAGAAGCAGAAGATTTAAACTTACTAAAAGGTGGTAACAAGACATTTAAGTTACCTATTTAATATGGTAGAACCCTTTGAAGTATATAAACTTTACCTTGCACTGAAGTTACATTTCACAAAGAAAGATTACGACATTACAAAGACTAAAGGTGCAGTCAAAGTAAAGCAAGAAACATTTCTCAAACGTAAAGACCTAACTGTTATAAGAAAGTTAGCCAGAGACTATAGTAGAAGTGAGATCATAGACTTCTTAGTAGCCAACTTTGTTAGTGGTGAAAAATGGGGTGGGTTGTTTGATGTTGAAGCCAATAGAATATACAAGCAGTGGTCTATTAGAAAATCAAAGCGGGAATATACTTTTACACAAGACGTTGATGCCTTGTTATTGGAAATGGAAAAGAATAACATAAACAATCCTTTTTATGAAAAAAGTTCTAAACACCCCTTGACTTTTAGATTATATTTTGCTAAAATGATCACAATTGAAACTCTTGTAATATTAGATAAGATTTTCAATTTCGTAGATAGCGAAACGGATGATGTTTTTATCAGTGACTTATCATTGATAGTCAAAAAGTATCGACCGTTCGTTAAGGTTACAGACAAAATGAAGTCTGTAGCACAGTCCTTAAAACTAGTATAAATAGGAGTATACTGTAAGATGGGCAAGAAACGTAATCGCACATCCCAGTGTGGTGACGAAGAAAAGCGTGTTCGTAGAGTAGAGAGCGAGGGTAAAACCAAACTTGACAAATACAAGCACTTATTATATGATGATGGATCGTATGATGATGAAGTTTATGATGAACTATGTTACCATACACACAAAATACATCGCAAATCAAGTACATAACGTAAACAGGAGAAATATATATGTCTTTTAATTCACTTTCTGACCTCCGCAATTCCCGCGGTAATTTCAACTCTTTGATGAAAGAAGTTGAAAAAATGTCCACTACTACCACAACACAATCCCGTGATGATGGTCGTGAATGGAAACCCACTGTCGATCAAGCTGGTAATGGTTATGCTGTTATCCGATTTTTGCCTGCACCAAAAGGAGAAGATTTTCCTTGGGCAAGAATTTGGAATCACGGCTTTCAAGGACCAACTGGCAAGTGGTACATCGAAAACTCTCTGACTACTCTTGGTCAACAAGATCCAGTGTCTGAGTTAAATACTGAACTTTGGAACAGTGGCGTAGACGCTGACAAAGAAACTGCACGTAAACAGAAACGTAGACTGGCTTACTATGCAAACATTGTGGTTGTAAAAGACCCCGGTAACCCTGCGAATGAAGGACAAGTATTCCTTTATAAGTTCGGTAAGAAAATCTTTGATAAGATTTCCGAAGCAATGAAACCAGAGTTTGAAGATGAGACTCCTCTTAACCCATTTGACTTCTGGGAAGGAGTAAACTTTAAATTGAAGATTCGTCAAGTTGAGGGTTACCGAAACTATGACAAGTCTGAGTTTGAAGCATCTCCAGTTCCAGTAGCAGATAACGATGAAGGTATCGAAGCTATCTGGGCAAAGCAGTATTCTCTTGCTGAGATTACTGATCCTAAAAACTTCAAATCATACGAAGCATTGCAAACTAAATTGCAACAAGTGCTTGGTGGTAAAGCTGTCCCTGCTCCAGCGGCAAGTGTGGCTGCCCAAACTGGTGATGTTGAAGATGATCTGTTCGTAAACAACAACAAAACACCCGATCCTGCCACAACTGTGGAATCAGCATCTACTGATGATGATGCATTATCCTACTTTTCGAAGTTGGCTGATGAGGACTAAATAGTTCTGTCAAGTGTTTAGAGGGGAGCCTTGCGCTCCCCTTTTTTTTCTTTAGGGTTATTATGCACGGAATAATATTTGGTGGCTTGTTAGAAGATATGGGAATGGACGCCAGTATGGTAAGCATTCGTAGATCATCTGGCGCACATAAGATTGCTACCTTTCTACGTAAACATGATTATGATATTGAGGTTGTTGATTATATTCATCGATGGTCTTTAGATCAATTAAAAGAATTCACAACAAAGAAAGTTGATAGCGAAACTCTTTTCTTTGGCTTTAGTTCTACGTTTATGATTAGTACACCAGAATTGGTTGAGTTCGTTCATTGGCTCAAAGAAAAATATCCACACATCAAACAAGTTATCGGTAGTCAGAATCAAACAATGAAAGAACTACCCTGTGATTGGTATGTATATGGGTATGGTGAGTATGCTATATTGGCTCTTATAGACCATTTCAGAGGCGGACCAGAGCCGATACACGAAGGAAATCTTATAAATGCATACACGAACTACAAGGCATTTCCTAAAGAAGACCTTTCTGTTCAGTATGAAGAACGAGATTTCATTCATGAAAGAGAGATACTATTATTAGAAATGGCGAGAGGATGTAAGTTCAAATGTTCTTTCTGTAGTTTTCCTATTCTTGGTGTGAAAGATGACCATACAACTTCAGAACAATATTTTTATGATGAGATGTTAAGAAACTATGACAAATGGGGAACTACCCACTACATGGTTCTAGATGAAACATTTAATGATTCAAGTGATAAGATTGCTAAGTACGCGGCTGCCTGTAGAAGACTTCCATTCAAACCTAAGATGACTGCTTATATTAGAGCAGACTTGATGGTATCCAGAATACAAGATTGGGATAACTTGATAGATATGGGAATCACTTCTCATTTTTATGGTGTTGAGTCTATGCACTTGCCTTCAGCGAAATCAATTGGTAAAGGAATGAATAGTGGCAGAATACAAGATGGTCTATTAGCAGTAGATTCTTATTTCAGAAAGAATGCTGGCTTTTATAAAGGACACATATCTTTGATTGCTGGCTTACCACACGAAACGTTAGATACACTTAGAGAAACAAAAGACTGGTTAGAAAAGTATTGGCAACAAAATAGTTTCCATTTAAATATATTAATGATCAAAGACTTAGATAAAAATGGTACTTCATTAAATCACAACTCTGCCATGGATAAAGATTGGGCAAAATTTGGATATGAAAGGACTACTTTCCCAGAAGAGTGTGATATAGATTGGAGTAAAAGTTTCAATCCATACTTTAAAAATCTTTATGAGTATGTGGATAATTAT